AGTTTGATTTTGCAATCTTAAAAAGGAAATCAGAGATTGGTTGAACTTCTGGAAGTTCTTCATTTTTAAGATGATGTTCAGTAAGAGTATGCATATCAGTTCCGCGACTTGTTGCCGCTTTTGTAATGCGATCTGCTTCCTCTTCACCGACTTTTTTACGCCATTTAACAAAGATTTCTTTATTAAAATGACTGGTCACCGAAGTAATGGAGACCAGTCGGATAAGTTCTTCTTCATCAGGAACTTTATAATACCTTACACCATCAATTGTTTCACGCTCCAACTGAGGGAGTTCAAGATCAATATGATTAAACATTAAAAACCAGCATCCATTTTTGCAAGAATGTATTCTTTGACAAGTCCAGAGCGAACAATATCATCTACACCAAACTCGATTATATCAAAAGAATTCATTTTACGCAAGACTGTCATAAAATCTACAATTCCATTGCGCTCATTTGTTTTCTGTAAGTCTGACTGAGAAGCATCACCACAGAAACAAATCTTGGTATTTTCACCAACACGAGTGATGATAGAATCAAGTTCGTGAAAATTCAGGTTCTGAAATTCATCAACAATAATAATAGAGTTATCAAGAGTCGTTCCGCGAAGAAAGGAAGTAGACCAGAACTTGATAGTTTCTTGTGACTTTAAGTTACCATAGAGCATCTCAAACTCAGAATCACTAGGCATCTGGAACATATACTTCACCATATTCTTATAAGGAATCTGGTAAATATCTGCCTTGTCTTCATGAGAACCAGGAAGGAAACCAATTTCCCGAGTTGCTACAAGAGAACGAACCAAATAGATTCTTTCGTAAGGAGATTGTTCATCTAGAACATCTTGAAGAGCATTGTAAAGAGTGATAAAGGTCTTACCAGTTCCAGCACAACCATAAGCAACGATGTGCTTACCATCGGCATAAGAATCAAAAAGTCTTTTTTGATTTTCTGTAAGAGGATCAATGTCAATTAAATATTCTGCACTTAGAGGTTTTCTCCTCTTCATCTGTTTTGCGGTCAAACCAACTCCGATTGGTTGGTCATTGTTGCCTCTTTTTCTTCTTGCCATACTAGATTTTCTTTACACGTGAACCAGGTGCTTTTGATGCTTTATGTAAAATGTCATTCCATCCAGGATTCTTTGCAACAAGTTTATCCTTCCATTCGCCAACTTCTCCTGCACTAGGACAAGTTGATGGATCGGACCAATCACGAATCCATTCAGGATTATCTTTTTTCCACTGATCCCAGACGTGGATACTCATTTCCACTTGTTTCTGTTCACCAGTTTTTGTATTCACTACGGGGTACGTTGGCATTGTTATAAATTCAAGATATTTTATTTAGATTGCTTAATCGATTCTGATTGATGGTTGAAGTGCTTGAATCTCTTCACATTTACAATCACCAGTAGGACACTTCCATTCAAGTGCTTCTGCAACAGTCGGAAATGCACAGATAAAAACTCTCTTACAAGCATTTGCAATATCCATATGCTCTTTCTGAGTTCCGTTTGCTGAACGGAGATTGATATAATGTATCCATGACCTGCAAGAACCGGTCATATAGATGCGTGTGGGCGTTGCTAAGGGCAATACAAACCTTGCACACTCTTTTGCCACACCTGCCTCTAACATGCGCTTGTAGAGGTTATTAGAGTGCGTAAAGAGATCAGCAATTTCTGATTGAAACTTCAACTTTACATAGTCACCAAGATCATCTGTAGAGTTCTGACGGTTCTTTGTATCTTGCTTACGAAGTTCTGGAATGGGAATATGCTCAGTAATCAGATTCGTATCAGCATAACGTTGCGAAAATTCTTGAAATGTAAACGAACGGTGGCGAAGTATCTGAGCTGCGATGCCACGATTCGTTTCAATCTCAAGAGTCATAGAAGACTGTTCAAACACAGACCAATGATTATGCTTAATACAATAAGCAAGCAACTTGGCATAGTTCTCGTTATCCTGATTAGCAGGATTAGAGACTCGTGCAATATATGCCATTGTTTTTTCTGCATCTGGCGTAACGCTAATAAGTTTTACGGTCATTTCTTTCCAAATCCTTTTGAGGTTTTTGCTTCAAGATCTGCGATTTCTTCCTTAACAACTCGCAGTTGTGCTTTCATTTCAATAATCTTTTCTGTTGTGTAGAGATGCTCTTGTTTTGTAAGTCTTTCAAGTAACTTAACAAGTTTCTTTGCTCTACTAATCCGCGTATCCATCATCATCTTCAAAGATTTCGTCATAGTCGTGGTGTAATCCTTTTTTTACTTCATCATAGTTAAGATAACTCTGTGTATCAGAATACACTTCTGCTTTCAGAGAATCGACCAAGAGTTCAAGATTACGGACAATGAGTTTTAGTTTGTCTTTATCCATAGGGTATTATTCTCTCTGAGCATTTTAGCATAAAAAAAGGAGGGGATCAACCCTCCTTTACTTCAAGCAACTTGTGGTTGCTTTGCCATATTCAATTGTGCGGCTTTAAGAAGTTGTTCTCTCTTCGCCTTCTTTTTGAGGTATCGAACGAAATAAGTGTTCATTTTACACCTCCTTTGGATTTTTCCATATGGAGTTTGTTTCCATTCTCATCAACATAAAACATAGATCCACGATAGATTTCTACGTGAGGTTCAATCTTAAATGTTTGATTAGGACGATCTGTGGTATCATATTCGACACCACGATACACAACTTTTGACATTAGGGTTCTCCTTAATGGTTTAGGTTAAAGAGCGTTCCTTCAGTCGGCTTTTGCGTCTATTTTACACTCTTTGGGAGATATTTGTTTAATCTCCCAAATTAAATCATTCTTTGCTTGCTTAGATAGTTCTTGACGATGAACTCTCCCAGCAATTAACTGTGCCTGTAAACAAGTTAGAATGAGTGCTTCCATAGATGAACGAAATCCGTTCCGAGTCGGCTTACTTCCGTCTGTTTCCAGATGAACGATAGGAGTATTATACTCCCTTTCGCGGATATTTATCAATTATTAGTTGTATAATGTGATACAATTTTATAAAATCTTAATAGGTAAAAAAATTGCCGGGATTTTTTCCCAGCATTTTTGAAATCACTTGCGCTTTTTGGTTTTGGGTGCCTGATAACCCCAGGTCTTTGGACTGATTGTACCAAATCCAAACTCAATACTCTTTAAATTTCCACGAAACTTATCCCAGTACATATCAAACAATTTGATTTTACTCCCTTTTGTAAGATCAAAACAAATCTTATCATTTACAAGATACTTAATGATGTAAGCATCTCTGGGTGCTTCTTTCGTGCAAACTTCTGCATAAGAACCATTTTCAACTATAATGTCACAACCGTAACGTGATTTGCAGGTTTCTTTTTCTGCTGTTGTCCAATGATCCATATGCTTTTCTTTATCTTGTGTTTTTTCAACAACTTGACTCACGAACGTCCTCCCCAAATAATATCTGGGTATGCTTGTGAAACAATATCTTTTGTAATTTTATATTTTGTTTCAAGTTTTTTATCTTTTACAAGACAAATAATCTCTGCTTCTAGTGGATGAAGTCCTTGAAGTAGATTAATAAACATCGTTTCTCTACGAAGAGAACTCAGTCCATCATTTCCACCTTTGATAAAATTATAAAACTTTTGATATTCCTTACGAATGGAAGAGCGTCCTTGATCTTGTGATCCAAGAGAATTGGAACCAAGTTCTTCCATTTTTTCAACTGCATCAGCAATCTTTTCACTCAAAGTTCCTTTGAATGAGTCCATCTCATTTACAGCAGAGTATGGAACATCACCAGGAGGAAGTGCTGATGTGATAGTCTCATCAAAATTCCAAATGAACAATGCTTTAAGAGCAGGATGAGAGTACTTTTGAAGAACCTCAACCTTCTTAGCATTAGATCTTTGCTTTGAAGCAGCATTGAAGATCTCAAAGATAAAAGGATTTGCAGGAAGTTCAGGAATTGCTTCTGCGATTACTGTTGCTTTTGGTGCTGCTGGTTTTTTTGTTGCAGTAGTTTTTGCTCTACTCGTTGTCGCTGTCGTCTTCTTCGTCGTAGTCATGATAGTTTTCAAAGTTAAATGCGATTACTTCGTCAGGTATCAGGTTTCCCTGATGGTCAAACATCTCAGGATGTGGTCTTGGAATCTCCCGATAATTCATCATATATTCTCTTGCTACCCAACCTGTTACAAGTCCCACTATAAGAAACAATATGGTTAGAAATGAACCGAATACTAAGCTAACTGCTAACATTTCTTTTTCTCCGGGAAACTACTTTTTTCTTCCTTGACTTTAAGGAAAATTCAAAATAGATAGTGACTTCCCGATTTAGAAAGCAAACTATCTTCTCAAAGATAATATGGAATGGTTGAGTCTGCTTTCTTTTCCCTCCATTAAGTATGAGTTCAATACCACGATTG